GATGGTTCTGGCGCATTCGGTCGTCATGCACAACGCGGTGTTGTATTGAAAGCATTGCTCGCTACTATCGAAAGTAACACAAACATTCGTCAACCAGATACAGTTATTTTTAACTTATTAAGTTGCCCAGGTTACTTAGAAGTAACAAGTGCGCTAGTAAACTTAAATACTGATAATGGACAAACAGCGTTTATCGTTGCAGATGCTCCAGCTCGTTTAACACCAGATGCTACAAGTTTAAGTAACTGGGGTAATAACACAGCTCGAGCCGCAGAAGATGGCGACACTGGTTTAATTGTAACAGACCCATATACAGCAGTTTATTACCCATGGGGTTATACAGCAGACTTGTTAGGTAACAACATTGTTGTTCCTCCAAGCCATATTATGTTACGTACAATCGCATTAAGCGACAATGTTTCTTATCCATGGTTTGCACCAGCTGGTGTACGTCGTGGTGGTGTAACAAACGTTAGTTCAGTTGGTTATGTCGATACTGCTACAGGTGAATTTATTACTGTTGCATTAAACACAGGACAAAGAGATACATTGGCCGCAATCCATGTTAACCCAATTACATATATTGCTGGTACAGGACTAGTTGCATACGGACAGTACACACGTCAGTTAGTTGCTAGTGCAATGGATCGTATTAACGTAGCACGTTTGGTAATCTACATGCGTTACCAATTAAATGCTATCGCTAAACCGTTTATCTTTGAACCAAACGATACTATTACACGTAATGAAATTAAACAACAAATTGAAAAATTATTGTTAGAGTTAACAGCAGAACGTGCATTGTATGACTACTTAGTAGTGTGCGATTCAAGTAACAACACACCGGCTAGAATTGATGCCAGCGAATTGTATGTTGACATTGCTATCGAACCAGTTAAGGCAGTGGAATTCATTTACATTCCACTACGCTTAGAAAACACAGGCGCAATCAAAGGCTTGGCCGGCGCATAATTAGGAGAATATTAAATGTCAATTGCAGCCTTATCAAATTTTACAGTACCATTAGCAAGTGATCAATCAGCAAGCTCGCAAGGCTTGTTGATGCCCAAGCTAAAATACAGATTCCGTCTAAGTTTTGAAAACTTCGGCGTATCTAGTCCTACTACTGAATTAACTAAACAAGTTCAGGATGCGGCACGCCCACAAGTTAAGTTTACCGATCAAGTTATTGAAATTTACAACAGTAAAATTCATTATGCAGGCAAACCAGCTTGGGAACCAATTCCTATCAAACTACGTGATGACGTATCTGGTCAAGTTACCAAGTTAGTTGGCGAACAAAATCAGAAACAATTCGATTTCTTTGAACAAAGTTCAGCGGCAAGTGCTGGTGATTATAAGTTCACATTACGTATTGAAATGTTAGATGGCGGTAACGGTTCACACACTCCTAACGTTCTCGAAACATGGGAATGTTATGGTTGTTACTTAGAATCAACAAACTGGCAATCATTGGACTATAAAGAACAAGGCCCAGTAATGATTGATATTAGTATTCGTTTTGATAATGCTGTACAAACATCAGGCGGATCTTTAGGATCATCTACATCAGTAATGCCTAGCACAAGTGGCGGCAGTTTATTAGGTAGTTAATTTAAAGCCCACGTTGAGTGGGCTTTTTATTAGGCGTTCATAAACTACGCAGTTTATTATTTAAATAAATAAAGTTATGTCCTTTACAGCCAACAATAATTTAAAAAATACTGGGTTTCCTACAGTTTTAAAAGACTGGCAACATGCCGCAAGGATGTTCAACGACCAACAATTTAGGCTTGCACCTAAATTAGATTTCCAGTTTCATGTGGCATTTAATATTAATACTGCGGCTTTAAAAAATGCCAACATCTATACCAAGTATGGTAATGAAATTAATATGCTAGTCAAAGGACTTGATTTGCCAACATATACTGTACAAGTAGATACACTGAATCAATACAACAGAAAAAAGAATATACAGTATCAACATTCTTATGGCGAGTTGTCTATAAAATTTCACGATGACAACATGGGTCTAATCAACCAAATGTGGCAAAATTATTATAGTTATTATTATGCAGATTCTACCAGTGCGGCAGGTTCTGGAAACTATAATAGAACAGCGATGAAAAGTTCTAATTACATCAATAGTCCGTATGGTTTAGACAACGGTAGTACTGCACCATTTTTTAATTACATTAAAGTTTATCAGATGGCTCGTCATGAATATATTAGCTATCAACTAGTAAACCCTATAATAACATCTTGGAGCCATAACAAATTAGATTATGCACAGACTAAAACACACGACTTTGACATGAAAATCAAGTTTGAAGCTGTAGCATACGGTAACGGAGTAGTAACTCCTGGCGACCCAGAAGGCTTTGGCATATCTCATTATGATGTTAATCCTAGTCCGTTAGCTGGTGTTAACCCAGACCCAACCGTATTTGATCCAAGTTTTGTTCAAGCGTTAGATCTAGAGAGTGCCGCTCCTGCAATTATTAATAACACAATTTCTACAGTTAATACATATCAAAATACACAGTTACCAACTACTGCACAAACAACTACATCAGTGAGTGGCTCTACTACTCAAACAATTGGCGGAATATCAGGAGTAGCATTTCCTACAACTACTTCTGCAAATAATACAGTAGCTACTCCTGTTAAATTAGGATCTTAAAATGGCATCTATTAATTTACCAACACAACAATCATCTGGTTCAACAAATGTTAAAACATTTTTTAACAATTATTTTACACAAGCTGTAAGTTTTCCAGCAACTGAAATCGATGCTACTGTAGGATTTTTTACAAAAAGAGGTTTCGACCAAAACAGTGCAAGAAGTACAGCCATTGTAATGTTAAATCAAGCTCGTTCAGAAAACGTAGGTGTTTTTAGTTTACTAGATAGTTTAAAATCGTTAACTGATATTCAACTTAGCCAAGTTGTAGCTCAAGTGTTAAACAATTCTAGAGAAAAAACTAGCTTACTAGGTTACAGAGTACAACCGGTAGCCGATACTTACGAAAGTCGCAACATTCTAGTGTAATATGGCAACAAAATTTGCTCGAGGAAAGTTCGCAATGAAGCACCCAGAGAAGTATGTAGGAACTAAACAACCTACATATAGATCTAGCTGGGAATGGACTTTTATGAACTTTTGCGATACTAACTTAGCTGTGCAAAAATGGGCCAGCGAAGCTATTCAAATCCCGTATAAAGATCCGTTAACCAACAGACAAACAGTTTATGTGCCAGATTTCTTTATTCAGTACGTGGACAAATTCAACAAGGTATCGACAGAATTAATCGAAATTAAACCTAGTAGCCAACAAATTTTAGAACGTGTAGGCAAAAACAAATACAATCAAGCACAGTATGTAAAAAATCAAGCCAAATGGGCTGCCGCTGGGCTTTGGTGCAAACAGCAAGGTATCCGATTCAGAATACTTAATGAAAATGATATCTTCGCCGGAACATCGAGATAAGTAAGTTTATGACTAGAAAACTAGAAGAACTACTTAATTTACCTGAAAGCAAAAAAATTGTTAAGCAGGAAGAAAAAATACAAGCTCGTGCAGTAGCCGCGCCATTGTTGCGTGATATATCCGAATTTGATAAAATTGCCTCTGCTCTACCAGAAGTTAAAGGGTTGGGAGATGCAGGCGATGCAGAGTTGGATGCACTCGCACAAAAAGCTACAGACGCATACGATGATATTATGGACTTAGGCATGAATGTAGAAGCCCGCTATAGTGCTCGAATGTTTGAAGTAGCCGCAAGTATGCTAAAAAATGCAATCGACGCTAAAACAGCAAAACTTGATAAGAAATTAAAAATGATTGATTTACAGCTGAAAAAACAGAAGTTAGATCAAGATGCCAATAGTGCCGATGAAGGTGTAACCCTGCAAGGCGATGGAGTTATTATTACAGATCGCAATAGCTTGTTGGAAAAATTAAAGAATTTAAAATAAATACAATACTGGGATTACACTATGAAATCATTTAAAGAATACTTAACAGAAAGCAAGAAAGTTTACGAATTTAAGGTAAAAATTGCTGGGGATTGCCCTACAAACTGCCAAGCACAGATCAAATCAGCTTTGGCCGAATTCCACGTTGCTAGCGTTAGTCCAGCACGTCGCACACCAATTCAAGAACGTCATTCAGAATTTCCAGAACACAAAAATGTTCATATGACTATTTTTGATGTTACTACCGATTACCCAGCAAATAGCGTTCAAGTGCGTGAGCGTGTAGCTAGCGGTTTAGGACTAGCTCAAGCAAATGTTAAAGTAAAAACTATCGGAGAAGAATCCGAACACGCTATCAATCATGAACATGATGAGCGTACCGGCGAAGCTATTTTAGGCACAGACTATGAAGCTAGCGACAACAGCGACTTAGTAGGCGAAAAACATAAGATGGCTTTTTTAGCAGATCTTAATAAAGACAAGCATCAAGGCACACACATTAAAGGTATCAATGAAAAATTGTTAGCAGGATCTGTTCCTGGCCAAGCTAAGGAATATCGTAAAGAAAAAGATATAACAGTTGAAAAGGGAACTGTTAGCCCTATGTCTAAACAAAACAAAATCCCTGATCCAATGAAGGGAGTAAAATAATGAACTTTAACGATTTATACAAAAAAATCCGCGCAATAGAAGAGAATTTACAAGTTGTACCAAATCCATCGGGTGCTACCAGTGTTGACCAAGCTAAAAAGTTAGGAGCAATGATGCCAGCGCCTCCAGGACAACCAGATCCAATTGGCATTGCACCTGTACATACAGACGGTCCTGCTAAAGAAGAAGGAATTATAATTGGCGGTCCTGCTCCTATGCCAGGATTAGGACAACAAGGCCAGCAAGACTCGGTTAACATGAATGTTACTATGAGCGGTTCTGGCGAAGGTGGCTTACGTAACATTATGAATATTTTACGCAACATTGAAGCTAGTGCGCCTGCCCATCACGAGCCAGCAGTACATCACGATGCAGAAATTT